AATATGTCAGCTATTTTAAATTTACCTCAAGAATATATACGTAGACACGGTGGAGCATTTTTTGTAAATATCAAAAAAAAATCTAATTATGATGAGTTAAGTGATACTAGTAAACAAGTTTTAGAAGAACAATTAAATGAAATGATAAAACAAAAATATAAATTTATTAATTATAATGGTTTACGTGAGAAAAGATTAGAAGAAATGACTTCTGGATATACCAAAAATTTTTTTGACAACACTGTTGTCGTTATTGACGAGGCTCACAATTTTATTAGCAGAATTGTTAACAAATTGAAGAAAGAAAAACCAATTGCTGAAACAAAACGTGGAGAAAAGGAACGTCTACCTCTTAATTTAGCACCTAAGTTATATGAAATGCTTTTAAGTGCCAAAAATGCAAGAATTATATTGCTCTCTGGAACACCCGTAATTAACTATCCTAATGAATTTGGAATACTTTTCAATATTTTAAGAGGATATATCAAGACATGGAAAATACCTTTGGTTGTCACTACTAGAAAAAAAATTGACAGACAATCGCTTCAAGAAATATTACTTGGAGAGAAGACATTGGATTATTTAGATTATTCACCATCCAGTAAGATTTTAACTATAACTAGAAATCCTTTTGGATTTAAAAATAAAATCAAAAAAGACACTGGTTATCAAGGAGTCTCAAATAATAAAAAAAATGAAGCAGGTCAAACTGAATTTGATACTGAAATCATTTCTGATGAAGATTTTGAGAGAAAAATTATAGCTATTCTTAGAAGAAATGATATTGATGTTATTCCTGATGGTATTCAAATTAGATATAGAAAAGCATTACCTGATACGTTTGATGAATTTGTTGCCAGATATATTGATGAAACTGAACGAAAACTTAAAAACTCTGATGCTCTTAAACGTAGAATCTTAGGATTATCTTCTTACTTCAGAAGTGCTCAAGAAAGTTTGTTACCAAGATTCAATAAACAACTTGGTGTAGATTATCATATAATCAGAGTTCCAATGAGTGATGTGCAATTTAAAGCATATGAAGTAGGACGTGTAGGAAAACAAAAAATAGAAAAAAAAAAAACAAAACAAACCATGGGAGAAGATTATGAGGATAAAGCATCAACATATCGTATTTTCTCTCGTCTATTTTGTAATTTTATTATTCCAGATAGACCAATTCCTATAAGAAAAAAGAAAACTGAAGAGGCTAAGGAAGAAGAGGAGGAGGAAGATTCAAATATGATTGCTGCATTAAAACAAGGCAAAAAAATTGAAGCCAAACAAGATGTTGAAGATGAAAGAGAAGCTGAAATTGAAGGGGATGAAGTATTAAATGATATCGGTGGAACTACTTATATGGAGCGTCTACAAAATAAGTTAAAAGACATGGCTGACAATTCTAATGATTTTTTCACACCTGAAGCACTTCAAACATATAGTCCGAAATTTTTACATATTCTTGAAAATATTCAAGACCCGGAATATCAAGGTTTACATTTAGTTTATAGTCAATTTAGAACTGCTGAAGGCATTGGACTTTTTACTCTTGTTTTAAATAAAAATGGGTTTACTCGATTTAAAATTAGAAAGAATTCGATAGGATTATGGCAAATTGATATTCCTGAAGTTGATGAAGGTAAACCTACTTATGCATTATATACTGGAACTGAAACAGTTGAAGAAAAAGAAATGATGCGTAAAATTTATAACGGTGAATGGGATGATATACCTGATAGCATTGGTTCAGTTCTTAAATCTAAATATAGAAATAATAATATGGGTGAAGTTATTAAAGTCTTCATGATTACATCATCTGGTTCTGAAGGTATCAATTTACGTAATACTCGTTATGTGCACTTAATGGACCCTTATTGGCATCCAGTTCGTTCTGAACAAGTTATTGGTCGCGCTAGACGTATTTGTAGTCATAAAGATTTACCACTTGCATTACAAACAGTTGAAGTTTTTGTCTATTTAATGGTTTTTACAGAGACTCAGTTGAAGTCTGATGAGGCTATTGAATTAAAGAGAAAAGATTTAAGTAAGGCTACTCCTAAAACACCTCAAACTAGTGACCAATATTTATTCGAAATATCTGAAATAAAAGCTAATTTAACTAATCAATTAACTGAAGCAATTAAAGAATCATCATTTGATTGTTATATTTATTCTAATGGAAAATGCGTTAATTTTGGAGACCCATCAACTGATAAATATGCTTATGTTCCTGATTTTGCAGAACAGCAAAATGATGCGACTGTTCAAGCTAATAGAGTTGCTATTGAGTGGGTTGGTAAACCAGTTACTATTTTTGGTGTCAAATATGTTTATCGTAGAGTCAGTGATAACGTATTAAATATTTATGATTTAAAATCATATGAAGCTGCGTTGAAAGACTCAAGTATAGCTCCTGTTCAAGTTGGAACATATGAGACTGATAAAAAAGGTCAAAGAATATTCAGACAATTAGTCACTTAAAAAATTTAATAAGTTATTTAAACCAGTGAAGATTTTAGAACTTGTAAAAATGGGAAAATTAAAAAGATATTAATTTGTTTGACTCAATAAAACAAGTATTTTATCCATTTTTTGAGTTAAATTTAAGACATTTCTCTCTAACTTAGAAATTCTATCTTCATTTAAATTTGTATCTTTTATGTTAGTTTCATTAATTTCCAATCTAATATTGCCTTCTTTTTTATTTACTTTTTTAAGCTTTGCAAATATATTTATATCTTCGTCATCTTCTGCCTCATGTTCAGAAATAAATGTATTCACTTGGTCATTACTGTTAAATGTTACATTCTTTTTAGGACTTAAGCTTTGGTCGATTTCATTTAAATATTTAAATCTATTATTATTTTGAGGTATATCCAATTTAGCTTCAAATTTTTCGGTTTTGAGAGAAGTTTCTTGCGGCTTAAGCCAATTATCAACTTGGTTTGATGTATTATAAGACCTATTTATTTGTTCAACCTCATAGTTACGTTGTGTCTGCATTTCTTTAAGAATTTTCTCCATTTCTTTTATTGGTATATCAGTTTTCTTATCAGCAAATTCTGGAACTGAAGGAGATTTTAAAGTCATTGAATCTTCAAATTCTTCTTGTCTTCTAGTAAAATCTCTATCGATTTTAGATTTTTTATCATTTTGTATTTCTTCAAATGTTATTGATTCTTTTATTGGTGTTTCATTATGAATTACTATCTTACTTGGTTGATAAGGATATGTTTTTCTAATATGATTAAGAATAAGAAGTATATATTTTTTATTAATATCAACCAATGAATTAATTTTTGTTCTCTCGAGTTCATAAAACCCTTGTATATTATTTATAAATAAATTGTAAACTTTGTTTTGAATATCAGGAGAGATAAATTTGAAAATATCTTCATCGCTTATAACATCCCATAACATTTGAGCATTCTCTTTTTTGGTGAAAATATTTATTGACATTTAAATATATAATAATACAATTGTATTTTTATATGTTTTTATAACGAATCATTGAAATAAATATGTCTAAATTTTTCCATATATTCGTCTTTAAGTATATGAGTTTTTATGTAATGTTCGGTCATCTTATCTTCAAGCATATGAATTATGAAATAAATGGAATAAATACCACATTCAGTATTTCCATATTGATGTTCAATACCTTCATTACTATCAACTTTAAAAATAATTTTTGGGCTCAAATTAACACCTTGTTCTTTAATTCTATCAATTAATTTCTTTATTTCTGGAGTTGCAGGGTCTCCTGTGCTATCAAAGAAAAAAATCTTCTTCTTTTTAATATCAATAAACATAGATATCCAATGTTGACCTGGTTCATTATGTGGGTCTGTATTGAAAATGATTCCAATTTTTGTTTTACCTTCTTTTATAAATTTTTCTAAATTAAAATTACATAATTCTTCCCAAACGCATTCACCATATAACTTTCTTATATCAAAATCGATTGGTGAAGGTCCTATAAAATCAAAATCTTTGTATGCTTTCTCATATTGTTTCATTACTTTCATTATATCTGTACTTGATAACCATTCATTTGGATTTTTTTTCCATTCAGGCGGGGATTCCGGTGCAAATGATTCAGCTAATTCACTTTCTAATTTTCCAAATGCTCTATTCTGTCTTAACCAACAAGCCTCATTATTACATATATCCCTTAAATAATCGCTTAATTGTTTATGAATATCTTTTGGCGAATTTGATATTATTTTTACATCAGGATGCCGAGCATTCCAACGGTCTCTTAAATGAATAAGTGAATCATTTGTATAGCAACTAAAATCATTCAATTCATCTTTGGATTTAGGACTACAATTAATCTTTTTAATTGATTTTTTTCCAGACCCATGTTTGTTACGATTTTTATATGTATAATTTCTCTTTCTATATTTTTTTTGAGTTTTTTTATTTCTTATCTTTTTGATTGTCTTCATAGATAATAGTGATATTCTTTTTTTCATCGGTGTCTTTTATTCCTTTATTCTTAAATTCTGGTTTCGTAATATCAACTTCTCTCGATTTTGGTAAAATAATGTTATCATGCTTTTTATTTGTCGTTCGTTTTACATATTTATCTAAAGTAGGCAAATCCATTTTAACTGAACGCATCATTAATTTATTTGCATCATCATAATTATATGTTGTATCCATATTATCATTACTCGATATATCAGGCGGAAAGTCTATGTCCTTATATTCGTCTTGTAATAAATCATTATTATCAATAATTTTGAAATAGTTTATAGCTGATTTTATAAATGTATTATATGCATATTTAACATCAGGAGATAAATCATCTGGATTATTATTATTTATCATTACCTTAAATAAATTAAAAATCCTTTTTCTATAAAATATAAATTCTTCTTTATTTATTTGTTTTTCTGTTTGTTTCATTATATGTTTACCCATTGTTTCCTTATTTAGAAGACAATCTAATGTTATTTGATTAACTAATGATTGAGACATATAATAAAACTATAATTTTTATTTTTAACATGTTTGTTTTGTAATATCTTTAACTTGACATCTAGTATTATTATAAAACATTGAAGAACCACATAATCCAGGTGATGGATTTGGATTAAATGATTCAAATGAATCAGTTCTAAATAATAAATCATGTGGATTTGAGTTTGATGTAGTTTGAAATTTATATGTATATAAATCACTATTGGAATTAGGAACATAATTTGCTTGACTACATTTTTGTAAAGCATAAATCTGATTTCTCAACTCTGATTCAGTATTGATATTTGATGCAAATCCTGACCACGGCGATTGACTATTTCCTGGGTTAAATACTTGATGAACATTATATGTTGGCATTTGAGTTAATGGTACATTTATTGGTTTTCTTGGGTCAACAATAGGAAAATAGGAATATTTTGTCATAACAGGTCTTACATCTAAATATGGTTGTAACATTTGTGACGGAATATTTCTATCATATATACGATTATTTGTTTGTTTATGAATATCTGAAACACATTCTATTGGCTGTCTCTCCATTTGATATATTTATATATTATTTTTTTAATAATTATTATACATAATTATGTCTGGTATATTTGCTCTCCTAAATACTAATAATAATGATAACACATATGAAATAATTATTAAAAAACAATTTATGAAATGTCAAGCAAGAAGTCCCGAATATTTATTTGCAATAAAGAGATTTATAATTACAAACGACTGTATAACTATATGAATGTCAAACCAGCAACTGATTCTTCATGTGAAATTTCTTCATATTGATATTAATTTATTCTTAACTGAAAAAAAAGCACTAGCTTTCATTTTATCTCTTACTAATATATGAATAAAAGACAATTACATAAATGGCAAGAGAATTTATTTAATATTATTATTTATGTTACATATTTTTTGGTTATCATATCTTCTTTAGGTTTATCAGAAAGTGCACCAAAATACCTCCAATCTTTAGATTATTATGTTAGAATTTATATTTGTCTTTTTTTAATGTGGCGTTTCAATCCATTAAGAACTCATTATGAGTTTACTGATTTAGATAGAAAAATAGCATTTAGTGCTGGTGCGTTTATTTTAACTACAACAGCATTAAATCAATATTTAGATTATTTTAAAACATTTATTAAACAGTTCTTTTAAGAGTCTTATTTTTTTTATTACCTCTATTTTTAATAGTTCTGTTTTTACTTGAACGATTGAAAAAGGATTGCAAATGAGAAATTATATGCTTACCTAATACCTTATCGACTTCGTATTCTTTATCATCCTTTTTAAGAACATTATATTTGAACAAATTTATATGCTCCATCATTATTTTTTCAAACTCATCATCATCACCTATTATTTTTTTACCAATTTCAGAATCCATTAATTTTTTAAACATATATTCAAATGATAAGTCATAATAATAAGGTTTTATATTAATATAATATATATTATCATTTGCCATTTCCGGATAAAAACAATCATCCATAAAACAGATTTCAGCATCAATAGGTATTTTTGTGCATCTTATTAAATCTTTATGTGTTTTATTTTGTGTTGTTCTACATATTTCAATTTTTTTACCATTTATTTTGAATGCAGCTATTATTTGGTCAACTAATTTATAATTTATTTTTTTTTCAAAATAGCTTATGATATGTCGTGCCCATTCTTGAGGACCTGTGTTATTTGTGTAAATCATCATTTTATTACAACAATTATTTTTTTTCTTGCTCTTTAAGTATGTTAAAATATTTATTATATTTGGCCTTAAAAACTCGGGAAATAAATCTAATATATCATCAAAATCTGTTTGCGTTAATGCAGCTCTTTTTTTTATTTTTAAATAATCCTCTAAGCTATCCCAAAATATGCCATATTCTGTAAAATAACCAAGCGTTTCATCTAAATCAAATACTACAATCTTCATTGTTAATATATAATGAGAAATATGTATTTTAAAAAATAATAATTTATATATTTATTAATGAATTATTTCACGAATTTTAATGAATTATTGATAATAATACATTATATAAAAAACTTATCAAAATTAGCAATATTAAACTAACACTTGTCGGTTTTAGAAATACACAACCTATTTTTTATACACAACCACAAAATCAAAATATACCTACAATTTGGTCTAATTCTAATTTTTCTACATATAATACTACTCAAACTTCTTGTATATGGAAAATAATCAAACTCTTACTTCGGGTATATAGAAAAATAATCAAACTCACTGTAAATAATTATTTTATTTGTAAATATATATACAACAATGTCTGAACTTACTAATAATGATTATATAAAAATTTTAGAATTTTACAATAAAGCAATACCTAAATCTAAGAGATTACTTAAAATGCAGGCAGAAAAATTACTCGTTAGTAAACTGTGCAGATGTATCAAAAAAGTCGATAAAGAGAATGAAGCTCGTGCTATAGGTATATGCACTAAAACAATCATTAATAATAAGGGATTTACACGTGGAAAATTCACATGTAAAAAAAAAGAAATTATCAGTCTTAAAAAGAAAAAAAATATAACAAAGAAAAATAGAAAATAATTATATCAAGCTATAATAAGATGAAATATGTTGATATAATTATTATTGGAAGTGGCATGTCTGGATTATACACCGCATATCAAATCAAACAATTCTCTCCAGATACGTCATTTTTGATTTTAGAAAAATACAAAAAAAATTGGATTGGTGGAAGAACTAGCAATGATATGTTTTATGGAACTGAAATTGTAACTGGTGCTGGAATAGGACGAAAAAGTAAAGACAAATTACTACATAAATTGATTCATCATTTTAATTTAAATACACCAGAATATACTATCAATCCTCAAATATCAAAACTTATCCAAAGAGTTGATACTAATAATATAATGAATCGTCTTAAAAAAGAATATAAAGGATTCAAAGATAAACAACTTACTTTTAAACAATTTGCGACAAAAGTTCTTGGAGAGAAAGAATATAAAAATTTTATATTAAATGCTGGATATACTGATTATGAAAATGAAGATGTATTTGAAACATTGTATTATTATGGGATGGAAGATAACACTTCTTCTTGGAAAGCATTTCACGTTCCTTGGAAAACACTTGTTTTAAAACTTTATCATTATATTGGAGCGAATCATTTCAAATTTTCAAATAAAGTTGTTTCTATTAATAAAATGCAAGAAACATCATGTAGATTTATAATTAATACCGAAAATGGTCTCCAATATTTGTGTAATAAAGTAATTATTGCTTCAACTATTGACACTATTCGAAATTTATTACCATCTTATTCAATCTATAATGATATTGAAGGACAACCTTTCTTGCGTTTATATGCTAAATTTACTAAAAATTCTATTCCTGTTTTGAAAGAATATGTCAAAGGATTCACAATTGTCCCAGGACCTTTACAAAAAATTATACCAATGGACCCGGATAATGGTGTTTACATGATTGCTTATAATGACAATAATAATACAATTGCTCTTAAAGATTATCTTCAAAATACTAAATCAAATAGAGATTTATATGAAATGCTTTTGGAAAAGTCATTAGGTATGCCTGAAAACTCTGTTCATATTATTGCTATCAAAGACTATTATTGGAAAATAGGAACTCATCTGTTTTTGCCATTAAATAAAGAGTTATATAGTTCGAGAGAAGATTTTATAGACAAAGCTCAACATCCAGAAAATGGCGTTTTAGTTGTTGGGGAATGTGTGTCACGTTCACAAGGATGGACGATTGGATGTTTAGAGAGCGTTAATGCTGTTCTTACAAAACAATGGGTTAAAAAAGAATGTTAAAATGAAGGTATAGAAGAATTAAAAAATGGTGATGAAATAGCAAATATTTATTTATGTAAAATAATGAGTATGAATTTTATTGAAATAAATAATAAAGATGATATCCTATTGAGGCGAATCCTAACATCAATAATAATTCAAAGAATTTTCTAGTTGTATTCTCTCCAGTGTATCCAATATATATTAATAAAGGACCAACAATAAAAACGTGAATGAGGTTTACCCATATTGATTTGCCATCATTTAGGTATCCATATATTTTGTATAAATGATAAAAAATTATCACAAACCCTAAAAATAATAGTATATTGAATAACGGTTTGTATATTTTATCTCTATTAATGCCTACATAAAGAAATAAACTACCAACAAACAAAATATGAAACAAATGAACTAATGTGCGAGAATCCATTATATAAATTAATTATATTTTTTTTCTATATTTAATTTATGGACGATTATGAAAATACAGAAGTTGTTCTCCAAAAAGGAGGAAAAGTTGTTCGTAAAGTAAATATTAAGAAAGGTAAAGGATATAAAACTATTACTAAATATCGCAAAGGGAAAAAATTATTTACAATTAAAAAACCTATTCATAAACAACATATAAAGTTAATTAAGAAAGGTAAATTTATTCCTGGGCTATTTAATGATTGTAAAGGCTGTAAAACAAAGAAGCGAAGAGGTGGCGATGATGAAGAAATGGGACCTGAAATTAAATCGGTTGAACCATATCCTATACCTGCTGACCCAGAGAGATTCAAACGTTATGAAGAACAAATGAGAATACGAAGCTCATCACCAGAAGAAGCATCACAATTATTCGAGGGACCTACTCCTGAAGGTAAACAAGCTCTCGAGAGAGAGAAAATGGCTGACGAAGACCCATTAAATAAAGACCCATTTGATAGAGAAGAATTAGAAATTTTTTCTAAAAAAGGCGGTAGAAGAACTAGAAGACGAGTATCAATGTAATTTAATTAAAATCAGATACAAAACATATTTGAATAAATCAGAAACGAATATTTCCAAATATATGAAAACCTTAAATTAAAATTATATTACAAAAAATAACATAATTTTACACCTTTTCTCATTTACTATTCTTCGCTGAAACGCCCATTTTATATAAAGTATCTAACAATTTATTAATTGATAATGCAAAAAATCCAAATCATCTGCAAATAGATGATTTAATTTTCTTATTGTTTTTTTTTCAAAAATCACATCTTCTGCTCCATTCGTATTTGAAACATTTACTTTTTCAATAGGATGGAATATTTTTTCAAATCCTAAATTGTTTAATATCACTCTTAAATCATTTTCTAGATATTCAAATCTTCCAATTATATCAACACCACATTCACCAGTTTCATCTTCAATTTGTCTCTTTTGACTCATAAAAATATGACCATATTCTATATCACTAACATTATTCAATAAATTTGGTTTATTTATATAATCAAAAAAATCGGTTTTTAAATTTAATTTTATATTTATATGATTCCAACCAGATAATGCTCTTTCATATGGATTTCTTATGAAACAAAACTTTTTATAAAATTTCCATTTTTCTTCATTCATATTCATTTCTTTATTTAAATAATCACTTGTTTTACAATACATTAATAATCCCATAACTTTATTGAAAAATGAATTATCATATTTTTGATTACCTGTTAAAACTTTTCTAAATGCATTTGTTCTACAAACAATATTATGGTCAGGCCTTCTATTATGTATTAATGGTAAATAACTCACAAAACCATAATATTTAACAAGAGTTGGACCTATATATGAACCTCCTGTTTTTGGTATATGAATAAAAATAGCTTGTTTTTCATGATTAATATATATCATTATTAATAACTTAAATTACTTTTTATATTATTATAACCTATAATTTTATTAAAAAAGGAATTATTTTTTATAAAATTTACAATATAATATTTTGGTTTAATAATTATAAGGTTTGACAACAGATTACTTTGATGCATCTATATTATATTATATTTATTCTAAATAAAATACTTAAACAAATTTTAAAAAATAAATATATTAATAAAAATGCCAAAATTATTTTGAAAGATGGTCTAAAGCTGATAATAAAACGTGTTCTTGGTCTGTAAGCCTTTGGAAAATTAAATTTTTATCCATCGAAATTTGAAAATAGCGTACTGGAAATCCAAAATTTTTACACACACAAAAAACACCATCATCTGTAATTTTCATCTCACAAAATAAGGCACCTTTTGTTAAATAAATATTAGTTGGGTCTTCAATTGGTATCCATCTTAAGAATGTACCGTATTTCAATTCATTCATTTCGTCTACATATTTGTAGACTTTTAATTTATTAAATATATCAATAGTTTCTTGTTTTGATAGATGAAGTTCTTTTAATATTTTTAATGTCATCTCTTGAATTGTTTTTGTTGTAAAATTTAATAAAGTTTCATTCGAATCATCATCTAATGCTTTTAATAGTTTATTAACATCCATTATTAATACATTATATAAATAAATTTTTATATTATTTATATAATTTTACTTATTACCAAGACCCCCAACTTGAACCACCTCCTAAAACAGAATTTGCAGCCATTGGTTCCATAATACCACTCATATCCTCTGACATTCCTGGACTTGCAGCACCAACTAAAGGTGTATTTTCTTGTTTATACATTGCATCATAATTTGGTAATTGTTGAGGTTGCATAGTATTTTGACTACCTTGAGTTACATCGAATGTTGGTAATGAATTAATTGCAGTTCCGTCTGTATAACCACTAGAGGGTTGTTGACCAGAAATTGGTTGAGAAACCTTTACTGTGCCATTTCCATTTTTACCGTTTTTCTTTTTATTATCAGACTTGCCATTCCATAATTCAGAAACACGGTCAACCAAGATTGATACCTTCTCTCCAAGTTTAGTTTGCAAGCTCATTGTTATCATTAAAATTGCTAAAATTATATAAACAATATGGAAATCTGGATATTTTGCACCACTGTATGTTGGAATATATGTGATGATTCTGTGTATAAGTAGTAATCCTATAAACATTACAATAATTTGAACTAATATTTCAGCTGAAACTTCTAAACTACTTTTATTGTCGTCTGATTCAGGAACATATTTTTGCATTGTTTTATTTAAAATAACAATTGGGATTATTGCAATAAAAGAGTATTGAAGAATATTTAATATTTCAGATTTTGAATCATCATCAAAATTGAAAACATGCTTAAAGAAACTTTTTGATTCGTCCGAGCTATCCATATGATTTATAATTAGAAATTAAAAAATTAAATTATCTTTTAAGTAAATAATTTAAACAATGCGTTCTAAATATATTATGGAACATATAGCTGAAGATTATGCACGTATTCAGGAGAATTTAAATTCTTGTGAAAAAAAACAATTTGAAAAAAAACAATCAGAAAAATCAGAACAATCAACTAAAGTTTCTGAAAACATTTTTAACAATCTTAAAAAATTTCAACATGAAGAATATCAATATCTTAATTTGCTTGAAAATATTTTAGAAAATGGCGTATGGGAAGAAGGTAGAAATGGGAAAACTAAAAGCATCTTTGGACAATCTATGCGCTTCTCTCTAAAGGATAATAAAATTCCTATTTTGACAACTAAGAAAACTGCTTGGAAGACTTGTCTAAAGGAATTGTTATGGTTTATTCGTGGCGAAACTGATAACAGATTATTGAAGGAACAAGGTGTTCATATTTGGGACGCAAATTCTTCGAGGGAATTTCTGGATTCAAGAGGTCTTACCTTAACTCGTGAGGATTTGATTGGGCCTTCGTATGGCTATCAATGGAGAAATTTTAATGCCAATTATAACTGCTTCACCGGTAAAAGATTACTTGATAATGACCCTAATGATGTTCATAAAGATAGAAAAGAATTTAAAGGCGTTGACCAGCTTCAGCAAATTATTGATGCGTTAAAAGACCCAAAACAGAGAAATAGTCGGCGCTTGATAATGACTGCTTATAACCCATGTCAATTAGACCAGGCCTGTCTACCCCCCTGTCATTTGATGTGTCAATTTAATGTTCATGATGGCAACAAATTATCGTGTGCTATGATGCAGAGGAGTTCGGATTTTTTTTTAGGAATTCCTTTTAATATCGCATCATATTCGCTATTAACACATTTATTAGCAAAACATTGTGGATTAGAAGCATATGAATTTATTCATTTTATGGGTAATTGTCACCTATATGAGAATTCTATTGATGCTGCTGAATTACAGATTACTAGAGAACCATTTGAATTTCCAACAGTTTCAATTGAACAAATTAGAGAGAATATAAATGATTATCAAGTAGAAGATTTTAAGATTCACAATTATAAAAGTCATGAAGCTATTAAGGTTGCGATGGTTGCGTAGAAGTATCTTCATTAACATATTTATAATTATCAAACTTTGGATTTTTAGATTTAAGACGCCATAGTATAGTTGGAACTGGTTTATTGAGTTGTCTTCCCGCTTCCGTAATTGATATATAAATAATTCCATCAATTAAAATTTGAATTGCACTTGGAGAAATATTCCCCATATTTTTTTCACGTATTTTTTGTTTTGTTTCTTCTGAATGGTGTTTACCAAAAAATGGATTGTCTTCTCCTATATTTTTATTTTTTCGCATTTCAGACATTTTTTGTTTGGTTTCTTCTGTATGTTTTCGTCCTTTAAAGTTTATATTGCCTTTTTTGATTTCAGAAATTTTTTTTCTCACATCTTCTGTATGAGTTTTTCCATACATACCATTTCTCTCACCACACTTGCCATACTTTTCCCTTCTCTCTTCTGGTGTCATTTTACACATTGTTTCTTTATGTGAGTTTATTATTTTTTCTCTTATCTTTTCTTTATCAGGATGATTTTTTAACAAGTCACCACCACCATTATTATAATTTAAGTTATATATTTTATCTCGAATACTTAAATCAGTTAAATATTGTAATTCAATCTCTTTTGCTTCTTCTTCTGTATCACATATGTGAATTATATCATATTTGAATTTATCTTCGCCATCTAAATTATAAGCTCTCTGTAAAAATATATTATCGTGATAATTTTGTTTAAGTTTATTGCGATGCGCACAAAATCTTCTATCAATATTAGTCGAATAACCTATATAATATCTACCAGATAATTTATTAGATATTCTATAAACTCCAATAATCCTTTCTTTATCTTCCATTTTATATATATCAAATAAAATATATTTATATAGTTTTCATTGCAAATTATATAAATGTTCTAAATATTTTAATTTTCTACTTTTCCATTTTTGCTTTTTTATTTAAATAAGCTGTTCTCGACCATTTCTTTTTTTGTTCTTCTGTTGGTTGATATGTTTGTCTATATTCTTTTGTTTTTTGTTTAATTTCTTCTTTATTTTTTTCATAATATGCTTTCTTACACTGAGGAGCAGTATATTTTTTAAGATGTTCCTTTGTTTCCTCTAATTCTTTTACTAATTTTTCATTTTGTTCTCTCAAAAATTGATTTTCAATTAATAGTTCTTGGTTATTCATTACATATAACTTATATTTAAACTTTAAATTGTTTTATTTATTTTTTGCTGAAAGTTTCCAACAGTTTCAATTAAAGAAGTTAGAGAGAATATAAATGATTATCAAGTAGAAGATTTCAAAATTCACAACTATAAAAGTCATGAAGCAATTAAGGTAGCGATGGTTGCATAATTTATTTTCTATTTTTTCTGGTCTTTCTTCTTCCACCTCTACCTTCTGTTAAATCTGGATATCTATAAGATACAAAACATATAGCTGTTAAAACTGTCCCGTGGTCATCTTTAACATCTAATCCTTCATATACAAATAACTTACCAGGATGATATTTATATCCTTTATCTGTAACATTATCTTGATACATTTTTGCACCACCATTTGTTTTTCCAAAATTTCTCCGTTCAATTATACCATCAATCGAACCTTCTAGAGATTTTTCTGCTTGTTCTTTTGTTTCACTACCTGAATATTCGCATGCAAATCCACCTAAAAAATTATCATTTGCATCATAAACATCTGTTGTCATTACTGCACAGCTTATAAACTTTCCTTTATCGCCATTTGCTTGAGCTTTAATACATTCCAAAACTTCTCCCCACTGAATTCTTTTTAATCCTTCTTCTTTAGATATTTGTTTAGCACCAGTTGGAATAACACTTGTATATTCAATAATATTAGCATTTTCAATTCCTGCTTTTGTTAAAGCTTCATCATAAGAACCAGTTTCATAAGGAAGACCTTCAGAACCAATATTTGATTGTCCAGAACCAGAAGTAATAAAATATTCATAAGGAACGCGATTACCTAAAATTAAGTCTTTCATATTATATTGTTTTACAATTTTTTTATTTTAGAAAATTATCATTTATGCGTAAGTTATTTAGAAACATATTGTCATAATTATTATATTATGAGTTCACGATCACTTGCTGCTGCTAGATCTAGAAGGGCTGGAGAAAATGCTCCTCCAGTTAGTGGAAATAGACCGGTTACTTCAATCGGTTCACAAGCTGCATTTGCACAACAAATGCCTCCAAATATAGGATATAATATGCCACCTCCTCCTAATAATGTGAGAACTGCTAGAGCTATTCAACAACAACAACAACCTCCTCTTAGACAACCTCCTCAACAATATCAACAATTTTATGATAAACAACAACCTCAGCCTCAAAATGGATTACCTTTTTCAAAATTAAGTATTTCGGATGCTATTGGATTAATCACTTTAAGATTAGGAAGAGTTGAACAATGGATTATTGAAACTGATGATGAAGGTGAAACTAAAATACAATCATCTAGTGATTTATCCGGTATTCCTGTTAACCATAGAGTTATCGATAATTCTGTTTTAACTTCTATTATTAATCGTCTTGATTCTCTCGAAAAGAATGGTGTATCATCTTCTTCTTCTGAAGAATTTTCAAAATTAAGTGACGAAATTAAAGTTTTAACTGAGCAATTTAAGAGAATGGGTGATGATGTTTCTAATCATACTATCGAGATAGCAAAAAATACTGAACAAGTGTTTAGATTTAATAGAGAACTAACAGAAACTAAGGATATACTCAAATCATTTATGATTAAATATGATATGTTTACTCAAGAAACTACTCAGAATTTTTCTGATTATGAGTTAGCTTTATCTGATTTAGAAAAACGTTTACCATCTGAATTTCAACAATTACCTCAACAATTAGAGCAAGAAGAAGAAGAACATATTGGAACAAATATTAATGATATTGATGGAGAGAATAATAATATAATTATGTCTGTTGATTTGAAAAATATGATTAAGCAAGAATTAGGTAATATTTAATAAAACATATTAAAAATAACTTAATAATTATTTATAATATGGAATTTGCAGACCACGATAAAAAAGTATGTTTTGTTATAAGTGATAAGAAAAAAAAAGACGTATTTATCTCTATTTTTCATCTTTTTAAAAGTTCGGCAACACAAATTAATTTAACAATTAATAAAAACACTTTTCACGTTCAAGGTATGGATAAATCACATGTTTGTTTGTTTGATTTAAAATTATATTTTGAATGGTTTGACTATTATGAAGTTAATAAAAAATACGATTTATGTTTTGATACAGCAACATTTTATTCTATTATAAATACTAAAAGTGAAGACCAATCAATTGTTTTTTATTTGGAAGATGATAACACTGAGACATTATTAATTGAGCTTAAAAATAACGCAACTGTAAAAAAGGGCGATTATAATAAATTTTTTAAATTACCTTTGCACGATTATGATTATCAGGAAATGGTCATACCAACTACGGATTATGATGCTGAATTTTCTTTACCATCCAAGAAAGTAACTGATATGTTGTCACAATTAAGCAATTTTGGCGATGACTTAAATATTAAATGTTCAGAACAATGTGTAGATTTTAAGGCATCTGGAAATTTTGTTGAAATGCGTGTAAATATACCAGTTGACGACATGACTAGTTATGCAGTTGTAGAAGATGAAGAAATCAATTTAATGTATAGCTTAATTTATATCAGTAAAATGTGTATAACAAATAAGTTATCAAATGATATTGAATTTAGCTTAAGCAATGAATGTCCAATGAAGATTAATTATAATTTAGGAGATGATAGTTCCCTTATGTTTTATATTGCCCCAAAAATGAATGATGATTAATTTCGTTCTAGTTAATAAATATTATTATCATTTTTAATTAAGATGAGAATAATAATAGGATTTTGTATATTTTGTTTAGTTTTATTTTTATATTTACACATTCAATTTCATTTAAAAACAGGAGAAGATTTGGAGATGTATGAAGTTGACCAACCATCAAAAGACAAATTAGAGGAAATTTGTGATTTAAGACAACCTGTTTTATTTGATTTTGATTGTGAAAAAATTATTCAGACCTCCAACTCTAGTTATATTGCAAATAATTATCATGCATTTGAGATTAAAATAAGAAATATTAGAGATAATGACACTAATATAGAATTATATATGCCTTTACCAATGCATTCTGCTGTTAAACTTTTTGATGAAGACAAGACTGCTTCTTATTTTTCAGAAAATAATGCCGACTTTTTAGAAGAAACAGGTGTCTGCAAAAATATGCGATATAATGATGAATTTCTCAGACCATATATGGTGTCAAATTGCAATTACGATGTAATGATGGCAAGCACCAATACTTGCACTCCATTTAGATACGAAATTAACTATCGAAATTATCTTCTTTTAACTCAAGGAAGTGCACAAATTAAATTAGCACCACCTCATAGCACTAAGTATTTATATCCAATCTATGATTATGAAAATTTTGAATTTAGGTCACCAGTTAACCCTTGGAAACCACAGCCCAAATATATTGCCGATTTTGATAAAATTAAATGTCTTGAATTTACACTTCTTCCGGGTAAAACATTGTATATACCTTCTTATTGGTGGTATAGTATCAAGTTTAATGAAAATACTAGCATTTCTTGTTTTAATTACCGCACTTATATGAATAATCTAGCTATTTTACCTTATATTTCTTTACATGCGTTACAAATTCAAAATGTTAAGCGTGATGTTGCAAAAAAAATTAATATTAATGAATTAAATAAATCTGAAATTGTTGTTCCACTTGATAAAGAAGAGTTACCTAATTATAATAATGATAATAATAATAATGATAATAATGATAATAATGAAAATAATAATGATTCTAACCATTATGAAGTTATTAATCAAACCACTAATATAAACGATTTACCTCAGCCTTTATCTTCTGCAGATAATATTGGTGCAGAATTATAATAAAATATTGTATTATTTTATAATGGGCTTTACTAAGTTTTTTTATTCTTTAAATCCTTTTTCTTCCACTCGTAGAAAAAGACATAGAACCAAGCGACAAAAAAAGGTTAAGAAACATACAAGACGTCGCACAATGCGTGGTGGATGAGGTGAACCTATTTCTTTTCCTGATAATAAATATCTCATGAAAGGAGGATGAGGCGGGGCCATACCCACTACAAATAATATCTAAAATTATTTTTTATTTCTGGAATGACAAATATTATTATTTAATATAATATAATATTTCGATAATTGAAATTTTTAAAAATAATAAATTTATTATAGATATTAACTTTGATGTTCGCTTATAATTAAGTTATCAAATTCATTTTTAATTGATTCTAGTCTTAATTCCAAAATTTTTATATCTGCTCTACAAAATGCACAACAAGGAGTTTCTCTTCTCTCGTTTTGTAATGATTGTTTTATACAATCTTTACAAAATTCATGACCACAGTCTAATTTTATAAATTTTTGTTTTTCATGCATATCATAACAAATATTACACTCACATTTTTCTTCCAAATCATCTTGATTTTCTGATATTTTTGTTTTAATACAAAACTTTCTATCAATCACTCTTTCTGATGAATTGTTAATTAACCTAATCATTTCAATAAACATCATTGCGTATAATATTGATTCATTTTCAATTGTTGTACGTTCATCCATTTCATAATATGGCATACTTAATTCTGAAAATCCAAATCGTCTTCCTCTTCTGGAATTAGGGCGAGCATCTGGTTGAGCTTCTTCTACTGGTTGAGCTTCTTCTACCGGTTGAGCTTCTTCTACCGGTTGAGCTTCTTGAATATTTTGATTATTTGTTTCCTCATATTGAATTCTAGGCATAAAATATTCAATAATTAAGTCTATACAAGTAGATAAATTACTTCTAGTACTTGCTCCACATAGTCTTATAGCAAATGCTCTTACTAAAGCTGAATCATTTAGTGACTCATTCAATAAATAACGACGTAAATTTTCAGTATCTGAAATATCTTGGATTCTTAACTCAGACCTTAAGTTTAATAATTGTATAAAAATTAATGTTTCTCTTTCAAACATACGAATAGGTTGGCTATCACATCTTGTAATATTATGCCCTGTTCTTCGACAAAACGAACAGCATCTAGTTGAAACAATATTTCTATTTTCAGGATTTAATTCAAGACTCATTTTCTTATGTTTACTTTGAATACTTATAATTATTGGATTATTTTTTTATCAATTTTTTTTATTAGACTATTTAATTCATTCAATTGTTCTATTGTATTAACACCAATTACTTCAATCATTTTTTCGGTTGGTAAATCATACATTTCTATATCAATATTTTCTTCTCTCTTTATAATTTCTACAATATCAGTTAAATAATATTCATGTGTTTTGTTATTATTTTTAATAAATGGTAACCATTTGCATAATATTTCTGTATTAAATGCATAAATTCCACAATTTATTTTTAAAATACTTAATTGTTCATATGTACAATCATTTTGTTCAACAATTTTTTGAAATTTTTCAT